CTCTTTGCCTTCTACAGTTCTTGCAACAAAACCAATACACATTCCATCTGGAGAGTGCATAGGAACTATTACAGAGTCTTGTTTTTCAGAGTATCCTAGATCAAATTTAGTCATTGATTCTTTTGTAATTTTACGCCCCTCAAAATATGATGTTGCCCTAGGGCTTTCTAGTGCTTGTTTATTTAATCTTTTAATTAATAACTCATCATATTGTACAAAATCTGGAGCAGCATATAAAGCCTTATTAACTACATCTTCTAAGTTAGTTTCAATTTCTTTACTTTTAATATATCTAACAGACTCAAAGTATGATCTACCAGTTGTGTGCATTATTAATTCAACAAGATTTTTTGTTGTTTGACATCCAAAACAAAAGAACAGTCCAGAATCTTTTGAAACTTCTCCAGCAGGAGTTTTATTATTATTGTGATAGGGACAAAAAATTATATAGTCTGTTCCATACTCTGCTTCTATATCAATTCCTGCACCAGTAAGAACTCTGTGTATTTGTTGTGCTGTGTATATTTCGTTATTTTTTGTCTTCATAATCCTTGTATCTGTAATATCCTTTATCAAAATCTACTTGTATTAAAAAGTCTCCCATGAATCCATTACGGTTTTTTCTAAACGCACATTCAATTATATCACTGTTGGCTGCTCTGCCAAGTGCCAATACCCAGTCAGCATCATAAGCAATTTGACGAGACCAAGCAGTTTGACCAAGAGTAGGAACAGTGCTCATGTTTGTAACATCATCTGGAGTAGCAGACGAGATTGCAATAATTGGAACTTCTTCGCTAATTGACATTAACTTAAGTTCACGAGAAAGATTTTTCATTCGTACCGTTTCATTATCAGACTTTTGATTTGGTGCCATTAATTGTAAATAATCTACAATTACAAAATCTGGGCGGTACTGATCAATCTTTCCACGAATAACAGATGGAGTAATTTCTCCACCACTATCATTAGAAATAATATGAAATGGTGGCTTTCCAACAATTTTATTATCATGCCATTTTTTCAACATATCTATTTCTATATCACCATTAGAAATCTTTCGATGTGACCATAAACCTTCACCCATAATTGCATAAACACGATTACGCACTTCTGTTTCTGACATCTCAAGACTTATAACCATTGGAGTCTTGCCCTGTTTCCATGCTTGTACAGCAAAGTAAAGAGCAAGCCAGGACTTGCCAATACCTGGATATGCAAGGAATATCCCCAGTTGTCCTGGCATAATTCCTGAAGGAAGGTAGTTGTCAAATCCTGGCAAGCCTGTTTTAATTCCTATCTTGCCAAGTTCTTGTTGCTTCTTTACATTTTCAAAATATGCAATAGCAGACTGAATATCTGTTGCATCAATATCACGAATTGCAGATGTATTTTTCTTTAGTTCAGAAGTCTTTGTTATAAGTTGCTCTAAAGCCTTTACTCCTTGACCACCTTGTACTTCTGTTGCAGCATTACGAATAATATCCTTAAGGCTGTCATTTAAATATTCTGCTTGAAATTCTTCTAAATGGTGCTTTGTTGATCCTACCCCTTGAGTTGGAGCAAAATCTCTAAATTTTTCTATAACTAAAGAAGTTGGTGGAACAGTTCCATTTGTTTCTGTATATCTCTTAACAAAGTTCCAAACATCTCCATGTGTTTTTAACATAGAGTCAATGTTGGCTTGTAAAAGAACGTGAACTTGTTTATCTTCTAATACTGCTGATATTAATTTTGCTTCTGAATTACTCACTCAACCACTCCCTAGCCAATTTTCTACGCTCTTCTCGTTCTTTTAAATCTTGTTCTACTGCCATTCTACCATTAAGAATTTGCTGTGCATTATAAGCAAAAAAGTTCCAATTAGGACTTTGTGCTATTGTAAAATAATAATCTAATAAATCATAGCAAACTAAAAGCCCATATGATTCTACAAGAGCATCTGCAGCCCATTGCTCAACATTAAGGTTGAGATTAGACTTTTGCTCATATCTCTGCAAATGAAGTTTATTGTAGCGACTGAGCAAAGCCATACGGTCTTTGCGGTCTGCCATACTATTCTTCTACTATCTCTGCTTTTGCTTCTTGTACTTTTTCAATAACTTTTGCTTCTACAAAATCGTAAACACGATTCATAGCATCATTTGTTGTTTCGCCATCACGAACATGATCGACTACACCTAAATCTACTCTCAAAGATTGAAAGTTACCCAAGTTAAGTGTATATCCCAATGTTACATTTACTTTTGTTTCACTACGTTCTTCCACCACTGCCTCCTTCATAGGCTAATTAATGCTCTCTCCCCAAACAGGTATAAACCTGCCATCTTCAGTTTTTGTATAAACCAGTATACCATCGCCAGTTCTGCGTGTCAACTCCTGAGAAGTAGGAGTCATATTATTTGTTATTAAATTATCTTTTCTTGGTCTACCCATATGTATACTTGCAAGTATATCACGTATCTCTTTTACTTGCGACTCAGAGTAATATGCTCTTATTTGCCATCCACGCTCACCATTAATTTTTGATCCAATTGGTGGTGGAACAACTCCACGTTTTATTAATAATGGAAAATATTTGCGATGCCTATTGACAAGTCTTGCAGTTTCTGATACAGTATATGCCTTTTCCCTGTTTTTTCTAAAATCATTACGAAAACAAGTTTCTAATCTATCTTTTGTAATGTTATAAACAGTTACCATTCCTGTTGATCGTGAACTATGATAAAGCCTAACAAGATCTCCATTTAAAAACCAAATTTTTTTATTGCCTTTAATTACAGGCTGGCTATTATAGTCTTTGCTTTCAAGTTTTCTAGGTTTAAAAGCCATAGACCCTCCTTGCTATCAGAAGGCGGATGATAAAAATTTCTTGCACCACAAAGAATACAGTATGTCTCTATATGTATCTGGCTAGAATATTGTCTATCAACAAACATTCTACCCTTGCAGCGCCTGCAATGGATCATTTACCCAAGTCCCCTTTTAGTTTGGAATACCAATAACAATTAGGTGTACAGCCAAAGAAAGATCTCCAGAAGCACCAAACCTAACAATTCCTTCTACTCTTGAAGTTGTAACTGATTTTAAAATAACAGCAACATTTTGTCCTGCTGGTGTATTTCCAATATTAACTGCTGTTGCTGTGGCAATTGGAGCATATTTAAAGTCTGAGGGGAAGTCATATGAAAATGTTTTTTCGTTTCCAGCGCTGACTGTAGAGTTATTAGCAACCTCTACATACCCGCCAATTACCCTAGCCTCTGATGTTTTTATGCTTTGTTTTCCAGCACTTACTGTATCTACGGTTGTATAGTTATATGTAGCAGAAGAAACCTGCGTAGAAATATCATTAATAGTATCAGCCAACTGATAGATGTATGTTACATCTAAAGGTTGTCCTCGTTCTGGTAGTGGTACTTTTGCCATTATCTCTCCATTATATCATTAGACGGTTTCATTAGTTAAAACATAAACTTTTAAAAATGGAGTACCAACTGGACCATCTGCTCTTTCAATTGGTTCACCTTTTAAATATATTTCAACACTCATTCTATTTGGTGTGGTAGGCTGAACAACTCCATTTATTGTCCATGAATTAGGAATTGGCATTGAAAGAGATGTTGTATCAATTCTTTCTTTATATAGCCAATCACCATCTGATCCACCACGATCCCATCTAACCCAAATATCATATTCATGTGTTTTTGTAATTGAATATGTATTTACACCTTCAACTTTGGTAACTTCTACAGCATCCCATACAATAGATGCAATGCTTCCAGATTTATTAAAAGCAATTGTTCCAGGTACAAATGTAAATCCTGGCTCTAATAAATATACTGGTGACCAATGAGATGTTCTGTTTTTATCAGATGATACAACTCTATATCTTACAGAATACCCTTCAGTATTTAAATCTGTAACTGGTGTAATAAATTTTTTAATAGTTTGTTGGGTAGCCATTATGTTACTCCAACAGAAAATCTAAATTCAATATAATTACTAGTATTAGGAGATTTAACAATTGTTTCTGCCCCTGCATTTTTAATGACAGAATATCCTGTTAGTCCATATAGTGGATTTGTGGTTGCAATATTTTCTAAACGTAGCGCATCTAAGGCAATATAATAATCATCTGAAGGCACATCTGCTACAAGTACAGAAGCATATATTTTTACTACTGTAACAGCATTCCATGTAAATCCTTGTGTTTGATACAACTCTTGTAGTTGTTTAGATACTACAAAATATCTATTGGTTGAAAAATCATATGTTCCACCCGTGCCACTACCATTTTCTAAATCTACTTCAAATCTTGCAAACTCGCTTGGACTTTCTGCATCTGTGCTAGCAAAATCAATTAAAATTCTAACGGTATCTGGAACTGCTGAAGAATCTCCATCTTTGCTAACAAGAGAAAATGCAAATCTTAATTCATCAATAGGAGAGTTTCTTGTAAAATTAACATCAGCACCAGTTAAATGAATATGGTTAGATCCAGGTTCAATTACAAAATGTCCTTCTGAAGAACCAGTAGATGAATCAATTGTTAAATCAGCATCATCTCCACGAATTAAAATAATATTATTTAAAAATCTACAACGCTCATATCTTTCTGGTCTTGGTGATTTATAAAATATTTGATTATCTGCATTTGTTTGAAATACTAAATCTGTTGTAGCAATAATGTTATCATCATCTGGATCGTCTAGAGGCTCTGTAATGGTTGGAATAGATGTTGCTGCTACGTTTGTATGGTATTGCCAGTTTTCACCCTGTGTAAAGGCAAATACGGTCTTGCTATCATATGCTCCAGCCGATGGGTTAGAGCCTGCAGAGTATAAACCTATTTCTGTTATTTCATATCTTTCTTCTGTAGGTAGTTCTGCTGTTAATACTATTTTTTCTGTTCCCCCGTCATTTACGAATCCACGAGAAGATACTGGAACTCTAAACATCTCAAAATCTAAATTTTCTTTTGCAGAATAATCTCCGTATGGGTCAGCGGTATCTAGAGGTTGTGCACCACACCCTACTGCAATGTAGGACGCATAGGCAGGTGCCTGACCAAGCAGGTACTTACCAATAATTGATTTGCCAATGTCTGTAATCATAAATCCGCCTCATATATTGTACCACTTACAGTAATTTCTAGTTCAATTTGCTCATCTGTATCTAAATTAACAGCCTCTACAACAAGGTTTCCTGTTTCTGGGTCTATATAAACGTGTGCTCCATTTGGACCAGTTCCTGGCGACGGTACTTTGTTATCTAACTTAATAGAAAAATTTTGAAAATATTTATCAGAGGTAGCCTGAAGTGCAACAATATTATTAGGGTTATATTCTTGTTGAATACTTGTTAAATTTTTAATAGGTTGATATATAACTGTTTGACCATTAACAGTATCATTTCTAGCAATATTAATTAATTCTTGTCCCCCGATATTTTCAAAAATAAGATCCGCCATAATCTGTATAGGGACAGCATCTTCATTAAAAAGAATTGTATCTATTGGAGCAGTTTTTACAGGTGGCGGTGGTGGAGTTTGTGTAACTGGGCTTATGTTTGATGGACTTGAAGATAAAGTTGATGGTGTTAATGGTATAGGATCAACATCTCCAAAATTTGTAACAACTGGATTTTGATTATCTACATTTTGGGTAACCTGTGATTGCCCAGATGGAAGTGGTTTTAAAATTTCTAATGTTGCCTTAGACAATCTATCTGTTGCTTGGTTTAACTGTTTAAGCGTAGCCTTTGGATTAGATAACACTTTATCCATTAATGCATTTGCTTTATCAAACTCTGCCCTTCGGTTTTCGGCAACTACTGCTGGGTCTGCAGTTACTGGATTATTTTGA